TCACTATTACGTCTTCATCAGTATCGACAACATCGAATACTGACGCATAACCTTCAACTACATTCAGCTCATTGTCAGCCGTCTTGAATGTGACCGGACGGATTAATAATTCTGCTCGTGGCATATCTAACCTCTTGGTTTATTCGTCAGCAACCACCAAACAACATCTACAATTCGGATGAAGCGGTGGCGCCTGTATCGCTTCGTAATTGAAAACCATCGGCTTTATCGGCGGATCCTCCGGGTCCTTAGGAAGCGGTGTTAAAGAATCACCCTGCTCATAAAAATTCGCGCCTATATCTGCCGTTTTACCTTGCATCGCAAGACAGTAATCACACGGATCCCCCGCCGTTAACCATTGCTTTCGCTTGAAGCCCGCCAGCCGCCATATCTCCTCAGCCGCCCGATTCCCTGCACGGATCGTCTCTGTCCGCGCAACCATCATCGCACGCGATTCTGTCCACCCCTTGAATGTACTGGTAAGCTCATCGACCATTTCGGCATAACTTAATCCTTCGGTCTGTGCCCGAAGGATAATTGCCCTGACAGATTCAACCGAAGTATCTGATATTCCTTCGGCAAACTTATACGCATAGTTCTTAATGAATGCCTGAACAGCCTCATTGCCCAATTCAAAAGTAACACCAACATCTGCTGCCGCAGCCAGACCAGCATCGATTAAAATCAACATCAATATCTCAGAACCATCCTCGCCGATCCGCTTCGTCCAAAGCTCCTGCAAATCGAAAAGCTCCTGCTGAAGCGGGTCTTTTGTCTCAGCTTCCGTAAAACCCTTCGGCGCATATTGCCGGACCAGCTTCATAACATCCTTACCTTCCTGTCGAAACTCCTTGATAGCCCAATCCTTGATCTTGTTTAGAAAAGCCTCTGCCCGCGCCCGGCGCCCAATGGCACTTCGCAGCAAGCCCACGCCGGATGATCCAGGTGTTGCTTTTGTTAAAGAGACTCCTGGCGCGCGAGCAGCGGCAATCGGAACTGCTTTAGTACTCGTGATAACCGGAACCGCCTCAGTACTCGTGATCGCAAGACCACGTAAAAATTCATCACCACCCTTGACCGGTGGATAACCAACCTCGATCCGGGCTTCATTCACCGTGAGCCACCCCCCAACGACTCCCTGCTTGACGTTATCCCACTTCTGCTGTCGAATACCAGCAAGTGCAGTAACCTCTGAAATATCAAATCGACAAGTTACTCCACCACCAAAATCTGCCACCAATCCGTGATTAATGTCATCATCAACACGATTCTGAAGAGGTTGAATAGTATCCTGAAAGAATGCCTTGCGCGCCTCTTCGTAATTCGCAAACGTCGCTCGCTTCAACCCGACATTCAACCCGATAACAATCGGCGGCACCCGGAACGCTGAACATATCCGGGACTCACTAACGTCGCGCATGTCCGGAAATGCCAGCTCGTGCATATTCAAACTAACAGACTGGACATCCATATCCTTCTGCAGGAACATCGCCTTTCCACGATTCTCCCCGCTAAACCGCGTATTCAACTGCGAACGTAATCGCTCCAGTCTGGCTTCATCAAGTTTCTCCTGTGTCTTGATAATCAAGCCCGGCGCAATTCCCCGATTTTCAAGCGTAACCTTCGTAAAATCAGTTGCCTCGTTATCGGTAGCGATCTGTCGTAAATTCGCCTGGACAGGTGATTGCCCATAGTAATCGTTGAGCGGATGTCCAAATTTGATATGGATAACATCCTCACGCCTGATCGGATACTTCTGACCGTTGATCTCGTAAAGGTAACCAGCTATAAATTCCTCGCGTGATGGCACAATATGTACCCGATCCGGACGCATCGGATATAACTGAACAACCTTATTCGACGCCGATCTAACCTTCTCAATAAACAGGTTGCCACTCAACAGCAGATAGATCAAGCTCATTTCCCATAACCCGTATTCACTGAGAAACGGATTCGGATTCTGGATCAACTTCCGAAGAGGATGTAACGGAAGCACCGACCAGTCTTTATCTCGATAGACCCTCAACGGCGCTTCCGCGAATGATGATACAATCGCCGTGATGCAGGCATAGACTATCTCGTTCTTACCGAACCCACCCGACGCTATATCCGTGTAATACGTAGGTATATATTGCGGCTGCGATCCGGTAAACACGAGCCCCATCTCTGTCGAAATAGCCCGCTTCAACCTGAATATATTAGCCAACCATGATTCAAGACTCATTGTATAAACGACTCCACCCGTTTGCCCAGATGCGACCATAATGCACCACGTTCCGCGTCCATCGCATGGTCATCCTCCTTCTTCGGCTCATCCATTAATCGACCATCCTTATCGACCCGCCATTGATATAAACCCTTTTCAGCATTGTAATTTGTATTCTCAGGACATGAATGCACCTGAAGTGACTGTATGAAATCAATCCCTGCCTGCACCGAACCGGCACCTTTTGACATCGGATACACATTGTATCCTGCACGCCTAAGCTCTTCAATCCGGTCCGGCTCTGCCGAATCAGCATAAATCGGATCAGACATATTGACACCCAGACCCGGGAACAGTTCAATCAAATCACTCGTCGTGCGTCCTGTTTCATAGAACTTCTCTGTGATATAAGCCTCGTTGTCCCTCAAGTCAATTCGCAATAAAGCCATCGGATTGTTATAACCGAAGTCCAGACCATAGATTGTCTCGTCAAATTCCGTCGGATATATATCGAATATCGGCTGGTCATAGATCAAGCCTTCCAGCTTGCCCCACTCGCCGAGCTTATATACCTGCCTGGCATTCCCTTTCAGCGCATCCAGAACCTCAACATATTCAGCATCCAGAAACCGATTATCCTTGTACGTCGTATGCAGCGTCAGCGCCTTGCCGTTTGATCTATACCGACCATTATCACTTTCCGGCATCACATCGAAGAACTTCGGCTTCAGCCAATGAAGATGACTGATCGGATTGTATGTCAATATGATCTGCTTATAGTGCTTCGTCTCACCGCGTAATCGTAGATCGACCTGCGTGAAATCTGCCGGCAACAGTTCCGTCGCCTCTTCGATCCATATATCGGTCAGGTGTGCAATCGACTTCAGTTTTTCAGGATCATCCAACCCGACGAACACAATCCGATTCCCGTTTGGAATAAACCGGACTATCATATCGCTTTGATTTACTTTGAAATACGGAAGTAAGTGCCATTCAGCGATAACCTTCAGCACCTCTTCAAAGCAGCTGCTCCGCAATGTCTTTGCGACTTTCCTGAACACGCCGATCTTGTGTCTAGGCTCCGATATTAGCCTCTTGACTTTCTTCTGCGCCGCGAACACGGATTTACCTGACCCGGCGCCGCCGACGAGATTCAAATATCGGTGTTCATCGCTGAAGAGTGGATAGAAAACCTCGTTGACTCGGCGTCGAAAGCCCCTGAAGTCAATGGTTAATATCTGTGATGCTTGTGGCATTCCAACCTTTCACAAAAAGTTCCCTATATAAGGACGAAATGAGAGACCCCTTCACGACATTCTAAATGCTGACGAGTAAAGGATCAGTACGTAAGTCATTGTGAAACCATGATTGTAATAGGAGTAATATTACAAATACGTTGTCCTATTACAGCTTAAACCCGTAATAGATAAGGGTTGTAATAGGATTGTAATATGTAATATCTAATTTTCGCTATTTCGAGTAAAGTGATTTTCATTTCCTTCCTATTACATATTACTCACGCACGCGTATATAAGGTAATTAAGGCTCAGATGATTATTACAAGATATTACAACCTTGATAATTCAATACTTAAAAACCATCCTCAAACTATTACAACTATTACACACCTGAAAACTATGATATTTAACCGTTTAGAGTTTTTCCGGCTTGTCATCGATAATCTTCACTGTGATGTCGCCGGTCTGTTCTACCTTGACCGGAGCGTCCAGACCCAGCAACCGCGCTCGACGATCCATGACCCTCAGCAGCTTGTCAATGATATTCGCATCACCCTTCAGCATCCGCGTCCAGTAGTTCCGCTGTATCTGATCCAGGCGCTGTAATTCCATCTCCCTGACCTCAAGCGCCGGTTCGGTGATGACCTTCTGGAGTGCCCGCTTGATCGCTTCGTATGCGCCAGACCGCCCTCGAAACCCTAACTGCTTGGCAATCGTATTGAGATCATATCCCGCTTTACGCAGTTCCAATGCCTGGACTTCACGCTCCGTGAGCTTGACTTTAGTCTTCGATGCTTTCTGCTTGCCTTGTCTTTGCCTTGCCATAGTTCAATTTATATAGGTACATGCTTGAGCGTTCTTAAGTACTTCTAAAACATGAATTCCAATAGCTTTACTCATTGGTGGTGGTACTGAGTTACCTATTAATTTATATCTTGTAATTTGAAAATCTATCGGAAATCCTTGTAATAACTTAGCTTCATCAACGGTTATCCATCGCCAATCTTGATTTCTATATAATATCTCGAATTTACGTTGACTCATTATGGCTGGAGAACATAAATGTGATGATCTTATTCTATTTCCATAGCTGGGAGAAGTAATTGCAATACAATCATTTCCAAGAATTTGTTGAACTGATATTGGTTTACTACAAATTGGTTTCGGATATGAAGGTTTGATATTCAGATTTTTTCTAAATCCGATCCAGATTAATCGGCGACGATGTTGTGGAACTCCATACCACCAGGCATTTAGTATTTTGCATTTGAAATTATAATCTGTTTTTTCAAGTTCTTCCATTATGGTCTTAAATTTCAACTTCATTTTTCCATATATCATTCCGATTACGTTTTCGACTATAAATGCTTGAGGTTTCAATATATTCAATATCCTGATAAATTCCATAAATAAATCATTACGATCATCATTAAATCGTTGTTTCCCGACTGAACTAAATCCCTGGCATGGAGGCGAGGCATCCAAGAGGGTTAAAGAATTTCCATTAATATATTCAGTAAGTTTCAGAGAATCTAATTCTTTAATATCATTTTCAAGTACTTGAATGTCAGGAAAATTCAATCGTAAGGTTTCACAAGCATCTTTATCAAAATCAACTGCAAGTAATTCTCGAAATCCTGCTTGTTTATAACCGAGACTTGATCCACCTCCACCTGCAAAAAGACTTATGCAAGTTGGTTTATTTTTTAGGTCTTGAATGCTCATGACCACAAATTGGACAATTACAGAGTTCTATATTATCACCGATTGATTTCTCGAGGTCATTTCCAAGGACAGGTAATGTGAATTCATGTATTTCATTCAATACATCTTGTACATCGTCATTGATTTTAGTTCTAACTTGTTCAAGCAAAGTAATAAGTTGTTTATCATTCCTTCCCGCCATTTCGCCGATGGGGTCGAGTGTAGCGAGCATGATGTCGGCTTCATTTTCGTCGAGGTCAACGATAAGGACCGGGATGTCTTGGTTTGGGTTCATATCTTTTCGGAGGTGACCGTCGATCAGGACTAACTGACCGTCATCGAGTTCACGAGCGACGAGTGCTTGTGCGTAACCTATTTCGGTGAGGATACTTTTCAGAGCGCGGGATTGCGTTTGCGGGTGCATGCGCCAGTTTTTGGGATTATCAAGGAGTTCTGATGCTTTAACGCGTCGGAGTTCCTTGATCCTATCGCGGAAGTTACCATTTCCTTCGGGCATGGTATTAATCTGGTGAATGAACGATGGCTTTGAATATACGACAAAAAAGTCCCCCTGTCAAGTGGCAGGGGGATAGGTATTTGTATATTCCCTAAAATATCGATGTGAGGCTATCTACAATCGTCCAGGTTGAACGTTCTCGTTAAATCTATAATCAGGACACTCATAGAGAGAGAAATCGCTTAGAGCGCCTTAAAATGGCTAAGAATTCTATTTCGATAATACTGAAATCTTCCGCATAGCCATGCAGACCATTTTCAACGATGTTCGTGGTGTACAAAATCACTGCACGTCCAAATTAATCTTAACCGACGCTTCTTCGGCGCTGGTTTCTGCTGTAATCGTTGGTATAATGTCGGTTTCATGGTTTCGGTTTCCTCTTTCGTATGGCTTCGACGAGCCAGATTAATAGCTGAACAAGGGTAAAGAAGCCGCCGATCAGCTTGTCTGTAAGGCTTATGGTTTTCATTTTATAATACCGTACCCCAGGTCGTAACTTAGACCTAAATGAAGCCTGAGTATATCATCATCTGCCTCTTGATCTTCAGTGATTTCACGGATGATCGCTTTGACATCTTCGACACAATCGACACGGGACGCGGATCCGCCGGCATCGAGCCAGCGGCGCAGTTCGACATCCTGCAATTTCGTCAACTTCTGTCCGGGGCGTTTGACTTCGAGGATAACAGCTCTCCCGCGGAAGCAACAGAATATATCCGGCAAGTTTGCAGTAAAATTTGAGCTGAAAATCTTGCGGGCGTGACATTCCTCTAAATTATTTAAATAGCGTAAAATGTTCTTCACAATAGTTCGTTCCTTCATTTTTCATCCTCTATGTTGAATGTTGAATTAGGTATCATAGTATTGTCTCCTGTTTGAGGCGTTGGTTGCAGATTTC